TATTTTGATTTATCTTTATGGACTTGAGTAAGTCCGTGTTTAGGTGTTTTCTTTTGTGTCTTAACCTTTAGAGGTTTACCCCAAATTCTTTCCCATGCATCTGCGTATGCATTAGAGTCTTCGGGTCTTCTCTTAGACCCTTTCCCGCCATGCCACTTAGACATTTTAGTTGAACCATTTCCTTCTTGACTCTGCGAGTGCAGCTCTCTTTGCATCAAGCTTTCTGCGTCTAGTGATCTCTTGATTTTTTTTGTGCTTCTTTTGATTCGGTTTTTCATGGTATTGCCTATCTCGACACTCTTGCACTATTCCAGCTCTTTCACATTGTTTCTTAAATCTGCGTAACATTCTATCGAATGGTTCGACATTTTTACTCTTTGGATGAGTTCTTGGTTTTACACTTGGCATAATTTTCCTATAATAGATGTTAAGTCACCCCGCGCCTTACAGCATCCCGTTCTTAACCGAGAGACCCGCTTTGGTTTGCTGTCTCCCTTACCCTTACTTGGTGCCCCCAAATATATTCCACGGCCCAAGTGAGTAGTAGTCTGTATCACCATTTGGTCATTATATAACACTACTACCCCAAAGTGAAATTAACTATCAGAAGCCAATTTCTTGAAGTAATCCATCGCATCGTCTTCACTCTCTCCGACTGAAGCTTCTGCTGATGAGATTACAGGTTCATCTGCAACTGAAGCAGTATTTACATTTGCCCAAGGCACTTCTTCTTGGTCTTCTGCAACTGATTCTGCTGTAGAATTACTCACTCCACCTGAGAGACCTAGAATTCTATCTAGTTTCTCTTTGAGTTCGTCATAAGACTTGAACTCACTAGGTGAGATAATTTCTGATAATGAATGTACTGAACTATATATGTCATTCAGTTGATTTTCGTCATCAAAAAGTGGTGCTGGTTTATCAAACTCAGACTTATCGTAGTTCCAATAACCATCGACTTTTCTGATTTTAATTTTGAAGTTAGCACCTTCTCCTCTTAAGTCAAAAGGATTGATAGCAGACTCGTCCTCAAAAGCAGGACTGATTGCTTCCTTCAACTGTTCGAAGATTTTCTTACCGAACTTGTAAAGGAATACTTTACCTTCGTTATCAGGATTCTTAGGGTCTGAAACAACATAGACATTAGAAACATAATGAAGTCTACGCTTCTGTTTCCTTGCAATCTCTTTGTTTGCTTCAATCCCAGTGTTCCATAACTGAGTATTGTATTCAGACACAGGGTCTTGTTTATTAAGAGTCGTTAAAGACTTCTCAATATACCATCCACCTGGCCCTTGGAATCCATGATCCCAATATGAGACCCATGGCATTTCTTCACCTTCGGGGGTTGGTAGGAACCGTATTTGTGCAAACCCATTACCACTCTTATCGAGTTCAGGTTTCCAGTATCGGTCATCGGAATAGGACTTTTTTGCACCTTCTGTAGGTGAAGCAGACTCCATAGCTGCTCGTAGTTTATCTAATGATGTTGACATTGTATTCTCCTTTTATCGCATCGTTTAGCATTTTATCATGTATAAAAACCTTGGTTTCTATACTCCTATTATAATACATTCCTACTAATCCTACAAGAGGGTTTTTGAAATATACTTTGTATTTAGTCATCCTTGAGCTTTATTTTATTATACATAATAATGTTCCAGCCCAGAGGTACATAGCTAAGAACATATCTCTATGAGTTTGTTCTTGTACTCTTGGGTCGGGTAACTCAAGAATGCTTTATACTTATTCAACTTAATATGTACTTCGGGGTAGACGATTTTTTCCGAAATCAATCTCTCCCAGTCTGAACTAAATCCAATAATCTCGTCCATAATACATAATGTCTCTAAACTAATCTCCTTACCTAAGTAAGCTTTCAATAGTCTAGGGTGTTGACCATTTGATACCTTTAATAGGGTATCTATCTTATACTTTCTTACTTGGTCTGATACTTCTGTCTCAAACATGTAAGTAAGTTTCTGATGTCTCTTCTTCCACTCTTTGTAACGCTTATCACATTCATTCTCTAATAGGTCTCCCGCCCATAGATCATATACCGATAAGTTTGCAATGTAGAAGTCTTGTAAATCTTGTTTATACTTCTTGTATAATTTACCAAAGTGATACTTATCTTTTCGTTTTAAGAATGAGTTAATATCTGCTTTGACTTTACCGTTGTATCTGACAAAGTTGTAGTCCTTCGAATAGAAGTGTAGCTTTATACCAAGATATAAAGTGTATGCATCATATCCTTCACGACTTGTCATTACTTAACTAACTGTATACCAGTAGTTGCTTCAGTGTGAGCTTTCTTTACCCCTTCGTTAGTTGGGATGACATATACAACATTTAAGAATGTAACTGTATCAGGATTCTCTTCTCCTGTAACTGCAACACCATGTGCAAATCCCATACCCTTTTCTGTTTGAACAATCATACGAGGTTTGTTTAGAACCACAGTTGCATCTTCGAATGATTCGAGTACACCGACATACTCTCCACTAATTGTAACTACCGTTACGATATCACCTTTTTCCATTATTTTTTCTCCGTAAAGAAACCAGCCAATGTAGACTGACTTCTAGTTTCACGATTAATCATGTTGAGTTTCTCTGCTTCAGCTTGCAGTTTTTCTTTAAGTGGAACAGATATCAATCTCTTCGCACTCTCAGGTTCAACCTTGTTAACCTCACAAATTTTTATTATCGCTGACATAACATCTGTGTTACCTTTGCCAGATGCAATCAATCGTTCCACCTGTTCACTAAATTCTTTTCTTGTAATCATCATATTCCGTATAAGTTTGTAAATTGTTTTCTTAGTCCGACAAGGTCTTCGATGTAATCGTTAGGGTCACATATAAACATTTGGAATGCAGAAGAACCTTCCACACCTACCAATGCAACACATTCCTCAATTGCATGACCTGTTAGTTCTTCAACCATGATTGCATATGCAGTCATCTGAATGAACCATGTTTCTGCCATGTAATCTTCTTTAGGTTTTGCACTAGACTTAAAGTCTATGATACAAAGTTTCCCATCGAACATTCCAACGCAATCGACACGACCAGCCATCTTTAGATTCTCAGAATACATCGGTGCCTCTAGGGCAAGTGGTACAATCTCATCTAATACTGGTCTCACTGCTTTGAACATACCCTCTTGGATAATGTTCTCGAACTCAATATATTCTTTTTCTTTACGAAGATAATCTTCTACATGTTGATGGAACTTAGTTCCTCTCTTTGCAGCTGATGTAGAAATCTTGTTTGCAGTTTCCTCACCAACTCTTGCTCTCCATAATTGGATTTGTTCTTTAGACTTAAGACCAACTACTGTAGTAACACTAGGATAAGCATCACCTTTAGAATCGATATAGTATCTCTTACCGTCTCTTTGTTCTGTTTTTAAATCAAGAGATTCAAGGTCATGAATATCTACGAGGGTTGTTCTCACTTTAGTCATATATCTATTTTACTTCCTTTTGGACTGTATGTCCATATGCTTTTTGATAGTTTGTACAGACTTCTCTCTTTTAATATCTTTACTACCGTGTCTCTCATGGACAACTGAGCCTGGATGTGCATCACCTACTTTAGATAATACTTCCTTAAAACCATCATCTGTCTTGACACGGTCACCGTGTCCACCTACGATATTAGGTGCAGATACTTGTTGTAGTAAATGGGGATTGTTCTTTTTGAATTCGTCAAGGTCTTTGTAAGACATAAAGTATTCTTTTATCTCACCAGTCTCTTTATTTAAGAAGTCATAGTTAGGCATATATCAAGCACTCATAAATTGTGGGATGTTTCTATCAGTCCACTTTGCAAAGTCTTTCTTGTAGACTGCATAGTATTTATGGTATGCTGTTATGGCTGATTCTGTCTTGACATCGTCAGGCATACATTGTGGTGGGTCTCTCCAATCACCCAACTCTAGATTTCTTGGTATCTCATCCAGTATAACTCTTAGTTTAGAATCTGTCATGTGTATCTTACCATACCTGTATGTGTACTCATCACATAATGCAACAAACATATCATACATGTATTGATATTGAATTGCAGATTCACGAACCCATATTGCAGATGGGTGATTAATATGGGAGGCCTTGTATAAGACCCCGTCCATATTTGAGTTAGGATGTTTCCATCTTTTAATTCTACGACCACCCAATGTTTGACTGATGTATTCAGTACCATCTAATATTCTATGTGCAGTAGACAACATTTGAGCGTACTCGATAATCATCTTAACAACATGTTTGTCACAATGAAGTTTAGCTGATTCGACTGGGTCTTTATGTAGATAAAAAATGTTCATGCTTCGTGGTCAATATCCCACTTGATTCTTTTCTCATAGTTAGACTTCTTTAAGTTCAAGTCCTGAGTATCAAGTTGTTTGTTTAATCTCCAACGGTATAACCATGGAGCGTTTTCTCTCTCTGCATCTAGGAATACTGCGTTAGTAAATCCAAGAGGAACGATTACTGCAATATGCACAATAATACTTGTTACTGTACTGTAACCTAACCATCCCATATAGTAAGATGCAACGAACCCAAAGTACACTGACCACATGGTGAACAACACCAATGTAAAATACATTTGTAAACTTGGGTCGGGTATGTGTTTAAGTGGATTGAACCTTGCGTCCATTACCACTCTCCAGCAATCAACAATCCACATTAAGAATCGTTGAAAGATATTGTTTCGATAATTCATAATACTATTCTATCACTCCTTTAACCATCTGTCTAGATGGTTTAAAATTTATCTAAGTTTACACCTCTAGTATTGAAGGTGCCTTTGGCTTTCTGTTTATCGTAGTCATACGGAACAGAAACAGCAAATGGATCGGACATTCCTGTACCAACCCATTTGAATTTATTGTAAACGGTTGAAGGATTCACATGGTCATAATATCTTACTACACATGAATCATTCTTCTCTGCATACGCTTCTACTTCTTCGTAGGTTCCATATACATCCTCACCGTTATGCAATCTTGCTAGTTCTATCATTACTCCTGATTATGTCTTGGGTCTTGTTGTTGTTCAATCCATTCTGCAATCCTTTTGGTTTGCTCTTCAATGGACTCCGCTTGGTCTTTGATTTTCTTATTCTGAAAACGAAGTTGTTGTTGCTGTTGTGGTTGTGACATATTATTTTCCTATGTGTTTGATGTCTGATTTACCAATCACCTGATAAGCACCTTTGTTATACGCGGGTGCAACCGTGTATTGGGATGATATCCTGAGTTTCTCTTTTTCCCACTCAAGGTTCTTCTGTCCACCTGACCCAGCTGAACTGAGTAATGCAGACGGAATCTTTTCCGTTTGTGATACTTCTCTCACAATACGGTCAAAAGTTTTTTGTTGTTGGAGTATCATTTCCTGATACTTTTGTCTCTTCGATTTTTTGGTAAAGGCCTTGGTCTTCCTTTTCTTACCATGAGGCCCATACCTAATCGAACTTCCTAAATTCAAATATCCCATTACTTATAAAAGATATGTTCGTTTATAACTACAGTCTCATTCAATGAGTCTGCCCAATAAGGGTTTACATAAACACTATGATAATGAGTTGCACCTTCTGTTAGATCGAAATAGAATCCATCTACGACATCACGAGCAACTGTCATACATTCATCGAATGTTTTTGTGTCTAAGGGTTCATCTGACTTACCATCACAGAACCAACTAAACTGACATTGATTCCTGACAGGCATCATATTACCTTTCCAGTTTTCTTTCCACTTTGCATCATACACAACACCACAAATGTCTGTCGGGTATGAATTATGGTTGAGTCTATTCAAGACAACTTGAGCGACTGCAACTTTTCCAGCGAGGGGTTGATTCCCAGCTTCGAAATAAATGTTTTGTGCAAGACAATACTCCCACCCATTCGGGTCTGATGCATGAGCCTTACCTGAAAAGAATCCTAAACAGAATCCTAATACGACTAGACATAGAATCTTTATCCTATCCATATCCTTACTCCTCCAAAGTAATCACCTGAGTAATCATAACCCATGCGTTCACTGAGATTATTAATAAACCATTTACTACCCATTATATAAAATAATACGAATTGAGTCAATCCGATTTTTACATTGATGGGTTCTTTATATTGAGACCCTCGTTCAGGGCCACCTAGAAAATTTGCTACAAACATATCGTCTCCTATCTTTTTAATTTGATAAACTTTCGTCTAGCTTTTGAGAACAACTTGGAAGGTTTCTTAAAGAAGATTTCTTCCTTTGTTCCCGTTATGATATAACCGACATTCTGATTCTTCTCGTTGAAGATGTATGTATGATTTGGGACATTGCATCCTGAGTCACTCCAATCGGTAATCTCTTTGAGATATGTAAGAGCCATTAGGACACCGATGCTAGACCAAAGTCTTGGTCTTCCATATCCATTTCGAGTTCATCGTAATCACACTCAGCAGTCCTGAGTGCTTCCTCAAATGGTTCTACTAAATCGTAGACTGCAGATTCTAAAGCATTGACTGCTTCACGAACCTCTTTAATCTTCCACTCAAGGTCTGATGAATCAGATACATCCATACCCAACTCTTCAGCAATGTTAGTAACCTTTAGATAAATCTCACTAGGGATATTATCGTACTTGATGACTTTAGTCTCATCATTGACTTTTCGTACTGCAGCTTCGAAGTCCCACTTCTTATCTGCAAGTTCATTTAGTTTTTCTATTGACATTAAAAGCCTCCTGTCATATGTGCGTATTCTTCGGGACAATCTTTCTCACCACAGACACATTC